TGTGCTTTTCCCACAAAAGGGGTTGGGGGAGGGGGCCTCAATCAAAATCTGATACGATTCCCGCATGAACCGACTTCCACCCGAACTCCACATCGTCCACGGCACCAAAGCCGAACACAAAGGCAGGCCGCTGCCCGAGGCCATACGCCAACGTATACCCAAGCCCGTTTGGCTGGACGATCCTGACTTGTGGGACATGGATGTTTTTATTACCACCACCGCAGATTTCTTGTGGGACACGTATGGCATCGGCTCGGCGCAAGATCAGCATTTGCTGGGCGCTTTGGCTTTTCAACTTGACGTTTTTGTCAAATGCATCAAAGGCGCAAGAGCCGGTGGGCCAGTGACTAAATTTAATGCCGGTGCAACGGTTGGCACAAACCCGTACCTGACGACAGGCGAACGGGCGCTAGGCAGGGCTATCATGATAATGAACGAACTGGGCCTGACACCTAGGGGCAGACTGGCAACCAACAAAGTTGAAAGCGGCAAATTTGCTGCACTGATGGCTGGCCCGTGAATTTTGAAGATGGCATCTTATATGCCGTGCGAGTTGTCAAAGGCGAGATACCTGTTTGCAGAAACGTCACGCTTGCTTGCCAGCGGTTTTTAAATCAGATTGAAGATAAAACCTGGGCATACGAATTCCATGCTGATTTTGTAAAACATTTTTTAATGTTTGCCAGCGAGTTGCGGCACACCAAAGGCCCAGACGCAGGCAAGTTGCTGGTGCTGGAACCGTGGCAGCTATTTATAGTCTGCGCTATTTACGGGTTTAGAAACAAGCGAAACAAAACACAGCGCATGGTCACAGATGTGATTGTGTTTGTACCCCGCAAAGCTGGCAAATCCACACTGACAGCAGTAATTGCCTTGTACGAACTAATTTGGGGCGAGGCAGGCGCAGAGGTTTATACGTTGGCAACAACCAGGGAGCAGGCCGGGATTGTGTTTCATGCCGCCACAGGGTTTGTTGAGGCCATGCCGCAGAACATTGCCGCCCTGTACAACGTCAGCCGCCACCAGATTACTAAAGCAGGCGACAGTCAAACAGTATTTAAAGCATTGTCTAGGGACACCAAAAAGACAGGCGATGGCATGAATCCAGCCTGCGCCATTGTGGACGAAGCCGCCCAGATTGTTGATCGCAACAGCATTGAGGTACTGCACTCAGGCATGGTTGCCAGGCTTAACCCGTTGCGGATTTACATCACCACCGCCAGTTTTACTAAAGAAACCAAATTCCACGAAGATTTAACCCTAATGGAATCCATGCTGACGGGCGAGGCTACTGACAATCCGCACTGGTTTGGCTTGCTGTACAGCCTAGACGCAGGCGACGATTGGAGAAATCCGACAACCTGGGCCAAAGCAAACCCAATGCACGGCATATCAGTTTTTGAATCAGCAATCGCTGAACGTGCAGAAATGGCAAAGCACAAACCTGCCGCCCTCAACGAATTCCTGTGCAAGACGCTAAACGTCTACGTCAGCGCAAATTCTGCTTGGGTTGATCGTGCATACTGGGATGACGCCAAATGCGCTTTGGTGCCAAATAGACAACCCGAGGCGGTATTTATCGGATTTGACTTGGCAGCTACTCGAGACTTGAACGCAGTCTGCACGCTCAAGCGGTTTTCTGATGATGACTATGAGGCAGAATTTAAATTTTTCCTGCCGTCTGATGGCTACGATTTAATCCCCAAACACTACGGCGACATTTTTGCAATGGCTCGGAAATCAGGCATCCTGCACATCACGCAGGGCAATGTCATGGATGATCGGGAAATCAGCGAGTACATCCTAAAGCAGTGCGAAAAGTACGAAGTCAAAGAAATCGGCTTTGACGCCTACAACGCCGCCAGCCTAGTGGCTCGGCTAAACGATGCTGGCCTGCCGCTAAAAAAAGTGGGGCAAGGCATGGCGGTATTAAGCAACCCAAGCAAGCACGTAGAGAAGTTGCTGATGCAATACAGTATCAAGCATGACGGCAACCCATTTGTTGGATGGCAGCTTGGAAACTGCGAAGTCTACGAGGATGTGAACGGAAACGTAAAAGTTCGGAAAAACGAAGCTGACAAGTCTGCCAAGGTGGACGGCATCATATCCCTCATTATTAGTATGCACTGCAACCTTGATAATCCAGTACAATCTGGATTCGGTTTCAGAACTTTTTGAGGGGAAATCATGGCTTTATTTGACATTTTCAAACAAAAAACAAGCAAAGAATCCAACTCAATGTTCGGCCAGACTGCCCTTGGCAACAATGTATTGTGGGGCAGCAGCAACAAATACAACAGCGCCAACAGCCAAATTCTCTATGTAACTACAGGCAGCAGCACAGACGCTGGCAGGCCGGTGGACATGAGCATGATGAGCCGTAATTCCACAATTATGGCCTGTGTTGGGGCAAAAGCCCGGGCAATGGCTCAACTGCCTGTCCGAATTATGTGCGATATGGACAATGGCGGCTATCACGATGCCGTAAAAAGCCCAGAGGTTAGCGCCAGGGATAAAGCCAAAGCAAAGCAAGTAGCTTACCTGTTAAACAATCCCAACAATTTTCAAAGTGCCTACGAATTCTTTTATCAATACATCATGTGGCATGAGTTATCGGGCGAGGTTTACATTTTATGGTGGCGCAAAGATCAGGAAAGCAGCACTCAAACGCCGCTAGAAATGTACGTTTTTGACAGCACTTTAATCAGTACTACAGTAAATGTAACCCGATACCCAAGTTACAGGCTCAGTACCCCGGCATACGGATTTAACCGGGATGAACCGCTTGCCGCCCATCAAGTCATGCACTTAGTAGATGCCGCTTGGCAAGGCAATGGCGGTTTTAACAAAGGCATTTTGGCAGCAGAATTGATTGGCCTAGATCAAGATATTGATCTGTACGCCAATTACGTGATGCAAAACGGGGCCAAGCCTAGCGGAATGTTTGTCACCGAGAACGTCATTCCTGACGGCAAGTACAAAGAAATAGCAGCACGCCTCAAGGAAGCATGGTCATCAATGACAGGGAGCCGCAATGCTGATCCCAGCAAGCCAGGCCAGGGTATGCTGTTAGATCAGGGCATGAAATACCAGCCGCTGGATATGCTAACCCTTCAAGATACTGATTGCGCCAAACTCAAAGAGCAAACCATGAAGCGCATTTGCGGGTTATTTGGCGTACCGCCTGCCATGATTGGCATTGCCGATCAGAAATACAACAACACCCAGACAATGCTGGATGAATTTTACAAATCCAGTATGTACCCGTTGCTGGTAAATGTTCAGCAAAAGCTAAAACAGCACCTGCTTGTCGGATATCCTAATTTGTGTGTAGAATTTGACACAAGGGCATTTTTGCGTGGTTCGCCAGTAGATCAGATGAATTTTTCGGTGGCTGGGGTAAATGCAGGCATAATGACGGCAAATGAGGCACGGGAATATCTTGGCATGAAAAACATTGACGGTGCAGACGAATTGAAAGCAGGAAAGTCTAATGATACAATTCCCGGCAGCAGCCCTCAAGATACTGGCGGCGGTGGCGGCAACCAGACTCGGAAAATGAATCTTGGCAAATAAACCGCCGCATGAACTGGCAATGTTGCTTGCAAAGTTTAAGCAAAAAAAGCCGCAGACAATACACGATATGGATAAAACCAAAACAACCGAGGTAATCCATGAACGAAATGCTAATCGTCTGCGAAGCAAAACTAAATCTGAACCAGCAACCCGGCACAATTGAGGCCAGGGTTACAAGCTGGGGGCCGAGAGAAGGCGCAGACGGGCGCAAGTTTAACTACCAACCCGAAGGCTTTGCAGATTGGGCCAAAGACTTTGAGGCAATGGGCAGGCCGTTACCCATGTTTGTCAATCACTCAGCAGATGCAATTCCTGTCGGCGAGTGGATGCACTTTGAGTTTGACGACACCGGCATGACTGCCAGCGGCAGGCTCTACACCAACACCACCCAGGGCAGCGACCTGTACAACGTGATGAAAGAATCGCCTGCCATGTTTGGCGGGGTATCTGTTGGCGCATATGCGGAAACGTATCAAATGGTTAACGCTGACGGCGAACCAGATGAAACCGACGAAGGTTATTTCCAGATCACAAAGGGAGGTTTGCGGGAAGTGAGTGTAGTAATGTACCCAAATAACCCCGAAGCCTGCGTCAGCAAGCTGGAATACTTTAGGCCCGATGGGTCTGCAAATCTAAAGATTTTGGAGCAAGCCTTGCGTGATGCTGGGCTATCTAAAAGTGATGCGGTTGCCGCTGCATCAACTTTCAAAAAGGTGCTGGAGCAGCGTGATGTTGTCCAACTCCCTAATGAAATTGCGCCGAACCAGAGCGACTCTGATGCGGAGGCAACCATACTCGCAGCCCTTGAGCAGCGGGAATTACTGCAAACTTTGTCTAACCGTTTAAGGAAATAATCATGTCCCAAGTCATTATCGAAAAACTCGACGCTATTGAAGCCGCCAACGCCGCCAAGATTGCTGAAGTTACCAGCGCAGCTACTGCTGCAATTGAAACCGCCAAAAATGAGATGACCGAAAAAATCTCGGCACTTGAGGCAAAAATTAGCACGTTGCAAATGCCTCCCGTCATCCGCATTGCTAAAACAATTCGCAGTGACGTAAATCGCTCCGTCCGTGAGCAACTAAAATCATTTTATTCTGCAAACAACAGGGTGGAAAAAGCACTCAAGATTTTTGCCGATGAAAATCAATATCTGGCCTACATGAACGAAGCCAGTGCGCTAACCGGCGGTGGCAATGGCATAGGTGGACGCACAGGTTACGATCCTGTGTTTGCTGCAATGCGCCTGGCTAATCCAATGCGTGGCTTGAGCCGCACTGTTGTTACTGATGGCTCTAGCTATCAATTCCGCAGCAAAACCGGCAACGCTGGCGCAACCTGGGGCTACACCGTACAAAACAACGGTGGCGCTACAACCCAGGACATGAATATCTGGCAATTGGTGCTGCAAGATTTGAACGTGCAATTCCCTGTTCGTACTGCTGCACTGGACGACATTGACGGGCTAGAAGGCACCATTGTTGACGATATGTTGATGGAGTTTGCCCAAGCTGAAGCGCAGTCCATGATCCAGAACAGCGATCAAACCAACTCGCCAAATACCTACGGCGGCAC